AAAACAGCCGCCGTGGCTTTTGGCTCGATAGACTGACCAGCCCAGGGAGTTGGCAATCTCCTTGGCTGTGGCGTAATCGTTATCGAACGCCAGGAAATGCAGGATATAGCGAGGGTTGCCGTTGGCGTCACTATCGACGCGGTGCATTTGCTCCTCGATCTCCTTGGCATCGGTGTCGATCGGGTTGGTGTCGGCTGCGGGGGATGATTCAGCAACAAGGGCGGCAGTTATCGCCTGGATATCGTTGACTGTTGCTTCGATGGAACTGAGTATTCGGTCTGACATTTGTGATACCTCCAAGTATCGAGTAGGTGTTTTTTATCTAGTCCAAACTGGATTAGATATCCCGAATCTACTCGATGGAATTAGTGGTGTCAACATGTGGCCAGAAAATTATTTATCTTTGGTTTAATTTGGTTGACAATGTTCAGCGGGCAAAGCTCCGTCCGCCGCTAGTCGGATGGGAACCTAGTCCGTTGTGAACCTCCTAAAGAGTTTAGCCCTGCCTTGCGCGGGGCTTTTTTTTGCTATCCAAAAAGGATTATTTCGTATGCTGCGATTCATGACCGCTGCGCTGGTGCTTAGCGTTTCCCAGGCATCCGCGGAGACTGTGATTACTTACGATGACGGTTCCACATACACGCTCGAAGGGGAGCAAGAGATCTACATCAGCACTCCGGCCAGCTCGCTGTTTAAGCGCCAGGTGCTGAGCAACAAGGACACTTTTTTCCGCGTCCAGGTGCCCTGGTCTGCCAGGGACTATGTGGCAACCCCGACTGATGGTTTGCAGCCTGGATCGGTGGAGTGGTGCAAAGATTTTGTGCCCTGGGCCAACGGGCTGACGTTCGATCAGGTGACCTTTAACCGTTATTGCGATACGAACAATGATGGCGTATTTGATGAACTAGACGATCTCTGGGCTTGATGACTGACGCCCGGGTTCAGCGGTAATGGTATCCCCCAGGCTTGAGGGATTATTGGTTGGCGCTGCGGCTGCTGTTGCTGTGGCTTTATGGCTTGCTACCGTAGCGGTCATGGGCGGTATGTTATTGATATCCAAGGTATTTATTTGATGGCAGGACTGCTAAACAAGCCAGGGCTATATGCCAATATCCACGCCAAGCGCAAGCGGATCGCCCGTCAGAAGGCGGCAGGCAAGACCCCCGAGCGTATGCGGAAGCCAGGGAGCAAGGGAGCGCCGACTGATAAGGCGTTTAAAGATTCAGAAAAGACCGCCAAGTGACGATGGGGGCAAGTCAAGATCCCGAGCTACTAGCAAGGGTTAAGCAGTTTGAGGGTTATCGCCGCCATGCGTACCGCTGCAGCCTGGGGCACCTGACAATCGGTTACGGAACCATGATCGAGGAAGGTGGGCACGGTGTCCCATCGTTCGTAGCGGAGCTGCTGCTGCGGGACTATCTGCAGACCATCGAGACGCGGCTAAAGGTTCACGACTGGTTTGGAGAGCTCAACACGCCCCGGCAGCACTGCATCCTTGAGATGGCCTATCAGATGGGCGTCGAGGGCGTTTTAGGCTTTGAGAACATGATTGAGGCGCTGAAGCGTGGGGATTGGATGCAGGCAGAGACAGAAGCGCTAGACAGTCTGTGGGCCAAGCAGACACCCGCCAGGGCCCGGGATGTTGCCGAGAGGTTAAAGCTCGGCAGCTAACCCGTGAACAAATACGAATATCTGCGACCGTTCGCTACGACGGCGCGACAGCACGAGCTGCTTGATGCGCTGCTCCAGGCGAAATCGAACGCTGCCGCCGCCAAGATTCTAGGTATTGCCGAGCGCAAGCTATACAAGGGCCTGGCGAGGATTAAGAAAGAGGCGTCGCTGCGAGGCGTAGCACCTGACCATGACATGGTTCACGAGACCGCCGAGGGCTTCGTGGTTAAGGGCACATCTACCCTTTACGGCGAGGAAGGGGACGTCAAGGCCCAATGGGTTAAAACCCAGCAGGGGCCCGCAGAGGCGCTCTCACAGATCCGAGAAGCCATTTCCGAGGCGATGGATGGGTACAAGGGCGTCTATCGCCCCAGGAAAGCACCGACATCTGACACTAGCGACCTTTTGGCCTGCTATGTGATGGGCGATCCGCACATTGGATGCTATGCCCATGCAGAGGAAGCCGGGGAAAACTTCGATGTGAAGATTGCCAGGGAGGATTTACTAAACGCTACCTCCCGGCTGGTGGCAGTAGCGCCTAAGACCGATCACGCATTGATCGCGAATCTGGGTGACTTTTTCCACGCTGACAACAGGGCCAACACCACAACCCGGGGCACCCCGGTAGATGTGGATACTCGATGGCCCCAGGTCTTGCAGGCTGGCTGCATGTTGATGGTGGATCTAATCACCCTGGCATTGACCAAGCACCCCAGGGTATCGGTGGTGAATTGCATCGGTAATCACGACGATCACACTAGCGTCATGCTGAGTGCGTTCCTGGCTGCGTATTTTCACGCAGAGCCCCGGGTGGAAGTGCTGCCGACCACAAACAAGTTTCACTATTTCCAGCACGGGAAAACGCTGATCGCCTGTACCCACGGTGACACGATCAAGCTCAATGCGCTGACCGAGATTATGGCGACTGATAAGCCTGAGATGTGGGCCCAGAGTCAGCATCGCTATTGGTACACGGGGCATATCCACCATACGACCCGGCAGGAGCTTAGGGGTAGTGTGGTTGAGTCATTCCGTACCCTGGCTGCTAAAGACGCCTGGCACATGAATTCGGGCTACCGATCTGGCCGGGATATGTTTTGCATCGTGCATGACAAGGAATATGGCGAGGTAGAGCGCCACCGCTGCGACATCCGGCGAGCCAGGGACAATGGGTGATCTGGTTGGCATTGATGGTGGAAAGGCGAAGGCAGTCACCATTGAGCTTGAGGTGATCGAATGCGGGGTCTGCGAGTCAGCAATATTTGCCTGGAAGGTGGACGTTAAAAATCCGAAACACCACATCATTTCGTGTTGTGTGTGTGGCTATCTGTATCCGCTGCTGGAGGCCGAGCAATCGAACGTGCTTGCCGAGTTTGATGAGGAGGGTGAGTGATGCGAACGAAAAATCTATATCGCACTCATTTCATCCACCAGGACAAACGCAAGCGACACGGCCGTAAGGCGAAGCACAAGGGCAATAGTCAATGGCGCTAGGGTCACTCATAGGCAAAATTTTTGGCTCTGAGAAGGCCATAGGCGCAGCCGTATCGGGTATATCGAATAGCCTCGATGCCCTGGTCTACACCGACGAGGAGAAAGCAAACGACGCCGCTGCCGAGCGCCAGAAGGCCCGGGCGATGGTGATCGATTGGATGCAGTCCACAAGTGGGCAGGCATTGGCGAGAAGGTTGATTGCAGTATCCATAACTTTTGTGTGGTTAATGCAATACATTTTCGGCTGGGTCATGGTTATTGCGGCGATATTTGTGGAGCCGGAAATAGCTGACCGCATGAGGGAGGCGTCCGACCTAACTCAAGAACACGCTGACGGGATGACGGGCGCTGTCATGCTGATACTCAGTTTCTATTTTGCAGCGCCTCATTTGGACAAGGTAGTGGGGCCGGCAATGGAAAGGTTTGCGAAGGGTGGCAAAAACTAATGCAGTTTTCGCTGGAGCCAAGGATTAGCTGGGGTGATGTGCTGATGACTACGGGGTTAGTGATTTCTGGCGTCATTGCGTTTGGTGCCGTATCTGAGGGTGTAGCGCTTAATGCTAGTGCCATTGAGGTAGTAGAAAGCGATATTCGCCAATTGACTGAGGATCACCGTGAGCGGCTGCAACTTGAGAGAGCTGACCGGGAACAGATGAGATCCGAAATGCGAGAGGATCTGCGAGCAATCAGCGAAAAACTAGATCGGATTATCGAGTCCAGGCTAATAGCGGAGATCGACGCCTAATGAATTACAACACCAATTACGGGGCTCCAGCCCCATACAGAATGACTGCGCCAACAGCGCCTATGGGTGCGTCTCAGGGTGCGGCAATGGCTGGTCAGCAAATGTTACCAGCGGCTTTGACACAGAAGGCTCAGCAGACCATGAGCGTTCCTGCGACCCCGGTTAAAGGTCTGCTACAGCGGGTC